CGCAAGGATAACGGCTTAATTGAGGCGTGCCGTAAGGAATATAATGCAGCTAGCGATAATCTGAGGAAATGGGAGAAAGATTTTATCGGTATCCAGGAGAAGCGCGGATTGTTCGTTCGAAAATCGGCAATGGGTGAAGAGGTTGGAGCAATTGCCGTGGGTCTGTCTCGTGCGTTTTTGAATTCTATGCTTAAGCTGCTGGCTGAAAATGCCCCGGCGATGTCGCAGAAAGAGCAGCGCGCCGCTGCTATCGAGGCGCGTGATCGTTGTTTTGATATTTTGCGCGAGGGTGACTTTTCGCTGGATGTCTCATTCGAAACCTCACCGCCGCAATAATGATAGCTGAGAGAGATTTCGCCCGGGGTATTTTCCATGACACGTTCCTAGGCAGCCCGCAAGAGCCGGTCTGGAAGTGGGCCGACCGGAAAATATTTTTTGATCAAAAGCAGACGGCGCAAATGGATAGGTACGATTCCTCGGTCACTCCGTGGGTGCGGGATATTCAGGATGCGATTCGCGACCCGGAAACCAAAGAAGTCACCGGCCTTAAATCCTCCCAGACCGGACTCTCCCAAGGCGCGCTTAATGCGATCGCTTATATGCCGGAGCACTGTCCGGGTAATGTCCTCTATGCTATCAACAGTAAAGAGAAAGGCTCGGACGTGGCAAACATCCGCCTCGGGCCGCTGCTAAAAAAACTGGCTGGCTCTCAGCTCTCCGAAGACCCGAACGATTTTGCTACGCTCACTATGCGGTTGAAAAATATGGTGGTGAAAGTCTCCGGCTCCGGCTCCGCCTCCCCGGTTCGTGAGACCTGGTATCGTGTCGTTGTGATCGATGAGCCGGAAGATTTTGAGCAGCTCCCGGACGGCTCATTCTATGACTTGGTAAAATCCCGCTTTGCTACGGTAGCCGATGCAACCTTGTTCGTGATAGGCAAGCCGCAACTCGAAGCCACAAAGAAAGATCCTAAATCGGGGATTATCCATCGCTGTTTCCTGAAAGGCTCTCAAGAGCACTGGCGCTTACCCTGTCCTCATTGCCCTGAAACGTTTGTTTTCCGGCGTGATCATTTCCAATATCACCAGCACCAGAGCCTTGAGGGCGAGTGGGATCTGGCTGCCATGGAGGCGCCCGGCGGGGTCTGGTATAAGACTCCCTGTTGCGGTAAGCGGATCGATGAGCACCAGAAATATGAGCTGGTTAAGCAAGGGCAATGGGTGCCGGCCGAGCTAAAGGACCGCATGAAGCTTTCCAATGAGCCGGTAGCCGCGGAGCCTGGCGTGCGCTCATTTCATATCAACGATTATTATAGTAACTGGCCCGAGGTGACCTGGGGCAAGTTGTTTGTGAAGTGGGTGCAATGCACAGAGATAAATCCGAACAGCGCCCAGCGGGAGGACTACATCAAAAACCACGACGGTCTCCCCATCGCGCCTAAAGAAATCTACGTAGCATCCGAGACGATCAACGCGCTGCGCGGCGGTATCACCGAGCGCATCACCATCGATCAAATCAACGAGGACGGCACCAACGATAAGATCACCCGGGAACAAATCCTAGGCCATCGATTCGGGCTCAGCTATAACCAGGAAGGCAAGCGGATCAATGACCTGCCGATTAAACCGGTGGCGCTAACGATCTCGGTCGATCGCCAGGATGAATTTTATAAGTGGACCGTCATTGCATGGAGCGCTGCCTCCCAGAGTTACCTGGTTGATTTTGGAATCAGTAACACCGATGGGCAGCTGCTCGGCCTGAGGAAACGCCCTTATTATTTCGAGGGTAAAAAATATTTTATCTTTGGCGGAGGCGTGGATCGCGGTCACAAAAGCAAAGTGATTTATTCTCTCTGCCAGCGCTCGATTCGGATGGGCTGGCCGCTGGTGCCGTTGCTCGGCTGGGGCCAGAAACATGAGCGCTATCTCACCGACCCGATTGAGAAGCGCACCACCACGCTCCAAAATGGCGAGGTGATGGAATACATCCGCTTTCACGACCACTCGATCAAGATTGATTTTTACAGCGAGACCATCCAGCGGCGCACCGAGCCGCGGCTGTGGATGCCCGACCCGGTGCCGCATGATATCGTCACCGAGCTGACCTCGGAATACTGGGATCCAGATCTCCGCAAATTCGTCCACCCGGACGGAGCCGCGCCCAACGATTACGGCGACACCCTCAAAATGCAGCTCGGCGTGATCTGGCCCGTGTTCTCGCCGCTGTTTGATTGACGCCCCGCGTCCTCCTATGGATGCCGACCCTGCCCTGTGTAAAACACTTTACGAGAGCTACACTCTCAACCAGCTTCTCGATAAGCGCCGCGAGTGCACCGATGCGCTGCTCTCGCCGGAGACCATCACCAGCCAGTCGATCGATGCGGTCTCTGATTCATTCGCTCCGCGCACCCATGAGGAGCTGGAGCAGACCATCTCAAATATTAACTGTGCTATCTACCGGCACCGCAACCAGGGCAAGGCCCCGGTTCGCACGGGCTCACCGCGGGCCTTCCATTTTAATCGACCTTGCCGGTAAGAACAAACAAACAATTTCAAAATGTCACTTGATCGTGAAATAACACCGACCCGCCTCCCTCAGTCTTCCCGTCGTCGTGGTCGTCGACGGGTGTCTTCAGTATCCAGTAGTAGTGCAACGAGACCGGGAGGCGGGCCGGCTGTCATGATGCCCGACGGCTCGAAAAAACCGCTGGAGTTTTTCATGGGCGGCATGGGTGGCGGCACCGGTTTCAACGGAGCTCAGTCACTTGGCAAGCACCAGAGCTACATCGTATTTCCCACGCTGGACACCCGCAAGGAAGTCTCCAGTTATTCCCGGACCGAGATGCTCCGCCGCGTGCGTTGGCTGTATAATAACGTCGGCATTGCACGGCGTTTCGTGCTGGCGATGAGTCGCATGATGGGCACGCTTCAGCCGAGCCCCAACACCCCCGACGCCAAATTCAACCGCGAGGCGCTCGACACTTACCGCCGCATCACCGGCTCGCCGCTGCTCTATGAGCGGAGCGGAAAATTTACGGCTGATTCTTACCAGCATTTTCTATCTCGCCGCTGGTTGATCGACGGTGATATGCTCACCGTTTTTGCTCGCACTTCCGCGGGCAATTCGATGGTCGTCCCATACGAGGGCCACCAGATCGGCCAGCTTAAAAACGCCAATGAGGCCTGGCGCGACGGCGTGCTCTCAGACGAGGGGATGCGCGCCGAGCGTTACCGTGTTCTGCACCCGGATTCTGCCGACGATTACACCGACTTTGAGGCAGCTACCGCGCACCTCACAGCGTTCTGGGAGAGGGGTGGCCAGGCTCGAGGCGTCACTCCGTTTGCTTCCACGATCACTCGCATGATCGACGTTCGCGATCTGACTACTGATATGATGGACTCGATCAAAAAGTCCCATGCCACTTTCGGCCTGTATCTCGAGAACCCCGCACCCCAGACCGGCCTGCTCGGACAGGCTCTTGGCGATGCCGCCAAGCAATACATGGTGGATGTGGACAACAACAAAGACCTCATCGATGTGGACGTGGACGGATCGCCACTCAATAGCACCGACAACGACACCGAGCTCAACGCGATTCTCAAATGGGATGTGCAGGACATAATCGACGGCGGAGCCATGCCCGAGATGAGTAATGGAGCCGTTCCGCGCGTGTTGCACGATGACCGCCCACACCCGCACCAGATGGAACTGGTGCGCTGGTTCGTTCGTGAAATGGCGCTCAGCTTCGACCTACCGCCGGAGATTATATGGGACATCGCCAGTCTTAACGGCAACACCTCCCGACTGCTCAACGAGGACACCGAGCAGGCGCTCAAATTTTACCGCAACGAAATACTCAAGCCTTTCTGTCAGCGCAACTGGTTCCACCTGATCGGCACCGAGATCGCCGAGGGTCGCCTCGATGAGCCGACTACCGGCCGCTGGGATGACGTCCACTGGATGCATCCCAAATCCAAGACTATCGACCGCGGCCGCGACGGCGCGCTCAACCTGGAAGAACTGCGTATGCCTGGGATGCGGACCCGAGAGGCTCACTTCGGCGAGCTGCAACAACACTGGCAAAACCCGGCCCAGCAATGGTTTGATGAAATCGATTGGTTCCTGGAGCAGGCCAAGGAGCGCGACTGGCCGCCAGCCCGCGTCGAGGCCATGCTCTCCCAGCTACTCGCCGCCCCCGCCGGTTCCGCTCCCTACCCGGGCAGCGATGAGCCCGCACCAGAGCCGCCCGCCAACCAGGAACCAAGCACCAAGAACGAAGAACCCCCCGGCCTCGGCGAAATGCTAGGCGCTTAAGTAATCATAAGAACACCGTTTCACGCGAAACACCATAACCACTATGAAATCTATATTCTTTTCCCGCTTTGCCCAGGATCTCAGTTTGAAAGCCTGGGAGATGCTACCGGCTCAGCACGACGCCCTGGTCCGGGAGCTGGCCGCGCTGGACTTCGGAGACCTCGAGGCGCGCCTCGCAGGTCTGGAGCTATCCGGCAAGCCGGAGGGTTATCCCTACGCAGGAGAGGTGGAGGTCTCCCCGGATGGAGCCATCGCTGTAATGAATGTATCCGGCCCGCTCTATTCCAATGTTCCAGACTGGGCTAAAGCCATGTTCGGCGTGGCGGATTTGCAGGACATTAATCACGATGTAGAGCAACTCTCACAGGACTCCGCAATCGAGACCGTGATCTATAATCTCGATACTCCCGGCGGCCTGGCCGTCCCCTCCTCCGAGACCGCCGAGCTGATACGCGAGCAGGGCAGGCAAAAGCGCACCGTTGCTTACTCCGGCCCGAGCGCGATGATGGCCTCCGCCGGCTACAAGATCGGCGCAGCCTGCAACGAGATAAAGGCCGCCAACTCCGCAGACATCGGCTGTGTGGGTACCTACATTTCTATCACGGATGATTCCGAAGCCTACGCAAAAGAGGGAATAAAAAAGCACGTCATCCGCGACGGTAAATATAAAGCCATGGGCCTCCCGGGTAAACCCGTCACCGGCGAGGAGCTGGAGCTGCTCGAGGGCGAGGTCTCCCAGCTCAGCAAAAACTTTAAAAGCTTCGTCCGCGAAAACCGCCCCGGCATCGCCGAGACCGCGCTCGAAGGTCAGACCCTACACGGCACCGCAGCCCGCAACGCTCGCCTCATCGACGGCACCCGCCGCAATCTCCCGCTAGTCGTAGCTGATGAGATTCGCCGAGCAGCGGTCAAAAAAATAATTAAGAACGGTTGACATTTTTCAGAACCAGTAACCATATGGACAACAACAACGATAAAACTACACCCGCTCCCGTTGAGAACAACGAGGAGGGAAACGAAAACAAGGGAGGCGTTTTGTCTGTCCTTGGTAACATCTTCGCCAGCAAAGAAGCCCGCGAAGCCATCAGCGAAACCGCGCAACTAAAGGAAGCCGCCGAGGAAACTGCCCGGCAGCTCGAAGCAGCCGCCGCGGAATTCGATACCGTAAAGGGCGAGCGTGACTCAGCCCTCGAGAAGGTCGAGCAGCTCCAGGCAAAACTCGCCGAGCTGCAAGGATACATCTCCGAGAAGGATGCTAAGATCTCCGAGCTGGACAGCCTCAAGACTAAAGAGGAAGTCAGCACCGCAGCCGCACGCGTGGCCGCCGAGAATCACGTAGACATCCGCGACCTCGCCCCGAGCGACTCCGCCGACGAAGACACCACGCCACGCGATGAGCGCGAACTCGAGCTGGCGCTCGAAGCCTGCGAGACTCACGCCGAGCGCTCCGCCCTGGTCAAGCAATACCGCAACCGGGCCAATAACTAATTTTCACAGCAAAACCAACAACAACCAAACTAACAAAATACTATGGCAAATACCATTGATAGTAGCCTCCAGCTGACAGAGATCCTCGACAGCGCTCTTACAGCGTTTAAGAGGGCCGTTGTTCCGCTGAATGCTTTTTCCACCGTTTACGCAGATGTTGCCCTACAGGGCGATGACACAGTAGATGTACCCTACTACCCACTCGCCACCGATGCCTCCGCTTCCCGTAATGCAGACGGATCGTACAAGGCGCTTGTCACAGATACCGACACCCAGGTAAAGACCATTACAATCGATACGAACAAGGTGCAGGGCTTGAGCTTCACTGGCCGAGAGCGCGCTCGCCAGCCGGTTTTCGATCCCGAAAAACACGGCATGATCAAAGGCGAAAAGCTGGGTTATGATATCGTTGCCGACGTGCTCAGCGTCGTTACTGCCGCCAACTTCGCCGGCTCTACCATCGCCGCCTCCGCTGCAGCTGATTTCGATGAGGAAGATGTGGCAGACCTGGCTCAATTGTGCGACGAGGCCGAGTGGTCCTCGATCGGCCGCAGTCTGATACTGAACCCTGCTTTCCATTACAACCTGGTTAAGCAGCCAGCGATTCTCGACCGCAGCCAGAGCGGCTCCAATTCGCTCAACACCGGCGACCTTCCCAACATCATGGGATTCACCACATTTTGCAGCAACGGAGTACCCGCAAACGGAGCCGAAAATATTGCTGGTTTTGCCGTGACTGATTCGGCGATCCTCTGCGCATTCGCACCCGTGCCACCATCTGACGGCGTTCGCCAGCTCCTGGTTGATTACCAGCAAGTGACCGATCCCGACACCGGCGCAACTCTCGAATATAAGCGCATCGCCTACCCCGACACCGATGAGGAAGCTCAATTCATCGAAGCGCATTACGGGTATGCAGTCGGTGAAGCCGCCGCACTTAAGCGCGTCACAACCACTTAATCCTGAGTAATGAAGCTCGGACAAATCATCGCAATTTTACCAGGGGATTCCCGGGCGTCGTGTGTGGCGCTCGGCGATCCCGCCCCCTACCGGGTGGCGCTGGAAGCCTTCAACGAGGCAGTAGCGGACCCGGGCAACGCTGGTAAGTATGCATCCATTGAATTATGGACGCGCACTGGAGTCGCCAAGAAGCGCAAGCTTCCTAAGGCCGACAAGCCAGCCAGGAAACAATCTACAAAAAAAGCGGCTCCTTCCAAGAAGCAGGCCGCGCCCAAACCAACCGACTAACAGCAGTTTAAACCAGCGCCTGGATCTGCTAAAACAAACACCAGCGCGCCCCCTTTTTCGTCTGCGGTATTCTTCAGCACCCTTTAGAATTCCACAACAACAACTAAGAAAGGAGCGGGTTTTCCCCCGCTCCTTTTTTGTTCTTAAAACTTAACCACTTAACACCTTAAAACTTACAATGGCTGACCAATACTCTCGAGCCCACACCAAGCGGATTGCGCGCCACCCCGGAACGATCGCCCTTTACGATAGCGAGACCGAGACCTTCGGCGCCGCCATCGACTGCGCCCTGGTGCTGGGAGTCTCCGAGCGCGAGGCCCAAGATGGCGGATTTATCCGCATCCGCAGCGCTACCCTCCACGTAGCCCTCGCCGATATCCTCGCAGCCGGCGAGACCCTGCCTGATTTTATCAACCGCCCCCGCGTGAAACTCACCGACTGTCGCACCGAAGAAACTGAGGAATTTACCCTCTACGAACGCCACGAGCAGGCTCCCGGATACCTGCTAATCAGGGCCGGGCAATATGAGCGCTAGACCTCTGCAATAAAAGCTTGAACGGGGTAAACTGTCATGCTTTCTTAACTAAACAGAAACGCATGACGCTTATCCATTTTTCAGACACCGAACTCGAGGGAGTAATCGATCTTTTAACCGACCACCCCCGCCGCGATTCCGCGGCCGCCAAGCTGGCCATCGGCCTGCAGATCGAGCTGGATCGCCGCGCCTTTTGGAGGCTGCCCATCCTCGAGCGCCTCGCTGCTCAGGCGCAAGCAGCAACAACCAACAAAGGACAACCAACAACCGACAAAGGACAATCAACCCATGAATCTAAAGCCGCTTGAATTTCGCCGTTTCACTACCAGCCAAATAGCCGCGCTGATGATCGCCGCCTCGCGTGGTAATTTCATCATTGGCCGCGATTGGCCCGAGCAGACCCACCGCACCGCGATCAACGACAATTTACGCATGCTCCAGGAGGAAGGTTTCTTTTTCCGCGTCGAGGGCGCCAGCGAGTACCACCACAAAGCCATCGAGCACTGGATCACCCCCGACGGCCGCAAGGCGCTCGACCTGATCCTCGGCGACTGGGCCAGCGACCGCTCCGGCTCCGTGGTAAAACTGCTGCAGGCCGCCCCGGTTAAAACGCCGATCAACGTCCTCTGCCAGGTGCAGCGACTGCACGGCCTGCTTGATACCTACTCACTCAGCCGCCCCGGTTTTCCTCCCTGCGAGGCTCGATACCTGATAACCGCCTGGCGCAAGGCCGGCATTATCACCGCCACTGGAGACTTCCACAAAACCAACCAATTCCCGCGCGTGCCGACCTATCGCCTCGCTCCACAATACCGCGAAAAGATTGACCAGATAGCCGCTTAATTGTGCTTTTTTCCTTTGTCGGTTGTGCTTTGTCCGTTGGCAAAGGACAACTAATAAAGAGATATGAAATTATCTATTGAATCTGCCATCGTCAGTTTTATAAATGACCAGATCGCTATCGCTCCCGATCGCATCTCTGCTTACGATCCGGTACAGGTGGTGCCCGGCTCCGGCGATTCGCTGCGGACGGACATCGAGACCCGGCCCGGGATCATGGTCCTCATCGAGGACGCGCCCAACGTGGCCGGCAATCTCTCCCAGGCCGAGATCAATATCGTGGTAACCACGCCATGCATCTCCGGCCTGGCCGAGGAGCACGCCGCCTGGACCGGATTCATCGAGTCGATTTTCCCGCCCCCAATCCCGCCGGATGTCGGTCTCTATTCCGACGCTATCACCACCGCCATCGAGACCGAGACCGCCGGCGACTACACCGCGAATAATTACCACGTGCAAGCCCAGGAGGGCAGCGTCGGCGGGGATGGCCGCTGGGTGGCAAATTACCGCATCCGGCTGGGGCTTATGAGAACGCTTTAATTGACGCTATTGGGGATTTATGGCAATCGGAGTAACAGATCTTTTCGGCCTCGCCACCCCGGCGATCGGCTACACAACGGAATCGAGCCAACGCGACTCGATCGAAATCGTCACCATTCGCGACGAAAACGGCGTGACATCCTGTGTTAGCGCAAAACCCCTGATCACCCGCGAGGTCTCCATTAAAGGAAAAGGCGAGATCATCATGGATGATCTGGTCGCGGTGACCAACTCGACCGAGGGCGATATCGAACTATACATGAATAAAGAAACCCAGGGCCTCTCCGAGTTCCCGGATTTCGAGCGCGCGGGCAAAGGATACCTGGCTCTCGGTTCATCCTCGCCAACCACACCGATGAGCCCCGAGGCTGACCCCTCCGGCGGTGGCTGCCCCACGCTTGGCATCACCTCCAGCGACATCACCGGAATAACTTCCTTTGAACTCACCGAGCAGCTCGACGAGGCCGACGTGGTTCTCGAATATGATGGCACGTTCGACCATCAATCTTACTTTGACCCAACCTATGATTTCAGCATCCGCGGCAACGGTGATTTTCCCGTGATCCTGGCCCTTGGCTCCGACGGCGGCCTCCCCGGCACCGTCCCCGAATTCCAGACCGGCGTCACCATAGTCACCGAGATCAGCGAAAACCAGCGCAACGATAATGAGCCCGACTGGGATGCATCCGGCCAACATTTTCCCGGGGCCGCTTAACGGGTAGCTCACACCCATGGAATTAACCAAGATCTTTCCGATCCATGGCACCGGCTCGCCGTTGGCCGCGCGGGAGACACTGCTGGTTTCAATGCTCTGCCAGCTTGGTTATGTTCTGTATCAGCGCAACGGCAGCCGCGACCAGGCCAACTTTCAAGACCTCACCGACCCGCAAACCCGGGCGCGGATGTTCGTTTTCAATTTCGCCACCGCCGTCGAGGTCGTCTATCAACCCGACGACGTGTCGCTACCGGTCAAGCTCGCAGCCGATGCCATCCGGCACCGCGACCTGACTGCCCCTAAAAGCCTGCTCTGGCGTGCCGCCATTTACGCCGAGTATGAGCCCGGTAAATCCCCGCTTAAGGCCCTGAACCAGCACGCCAGCTTGGTGCCACCCGAGGAGCGCGAACAATTCGAGCAGCTGCTCGATTACCACGAGGCCGCCCTACGCGAGATCTCCGCCATGCCACGCCATACCGTAGTAAGGCGCAGCGGTCGCACCTACCATTTGAAAATGGGCGAGGATATCGAGTACCAGATCGCCGCGCTTAGTGCTTAAAACTTTTTTAAACCTGGATACAATGACCACTGAAAACAACGACCTGCAAGCCGCTCGCCGGCTGGCCAAATCAGACCGCGGTTTCTCCGTCGGTGAACTCCAATTCCGCCAGCTATCTGTCGATTCCGCGGAGTTACTCGCCTCATTCGGCCTGGGCTTTTTTATCGGCGATGGAGAGCCACCCGGAGACGGCGATGATAAAGCCATGCTCGACGCCCTGATGACGATCGCCTGGTGTCTCTGGGCCGATGAGGAAAAGGTCATCGATCTGAGTCTAGACTTCGATGAGGCCACCACTAAAACCGCCAAGCAGAAATGCACCCGAGAGCTGAAGAAACGGGTGCGCCTGTTTAAATCCAAGATCGCAATTGAGGACATGGCCAGCGTGCTCGAAAACCTAACCGCCGTTTTCGATCGGATCAACGCCGTGGATTTTGATATCGCCGAGCAAGTCGACGCACCCGAAGCGGAGATTCCGCCGGGAAACTACTAGAGCCAGGGCGGATCGATTCTCTAAAGGCCGGCCTGGCGCACTATTACCCATCCCTCAGCTTCGAGCGCATCGGGCGCATGAGTTACGCCGAGGCCCTCATCTGGCACCACTGCGCGCTCCAGAGCAGCCCCTTTATTTGGACCGTAGCGCGGGAGCGCCAGCCCCTCCATATCCCCGAGCCCGGCGATGGCTCCGACCTCGATCTTGCCTCGCTGCTCGCCGAGGATGAGGGCTTTGATCTTTCTTTATAAGCGAGGATTGTACACTGTACAGCGAATGACTGTACAGTGTACAGTATGGCCCAAGAAATTACCGTGGATATCGACGAGGCAGCCTGGAGTCACTGGCTCGGCCGCTTTGCTGAGCGCTCCAAAAAAACACATGAGGAAATCCTCCGCGATGAGGCCCGGCTCTACATCAAGGAAGTGATCGGGCTAACCCCTCCAGGCAAGGGCGAGTCCACCGCATCGGTCGGCAAAAAGAAAGGCGAGGCCACCATCCGCTCCGATCTCTCCAAGCTGTTTGCGCCGGTGCCTAAGAAGCTGGCCGAGGCCGATGTCGATCTCGCCAGGCTGCACAAATCGAAACGCAATCGACGCGGCCGCGTCCCGGTTGGCGTCGAGAAACGCAAGGTTTGGAAAACCGATTTTAACCGCTACCTGCGCGAGACCCTCAAGCGCGTCGGTGAGCTGGCCGGCGGCTGGAATAGCGCAGCCGCCAAGCTCGGCCACAAGCCGGCCGCCTGGATCTGGCGCCACCAGTCGCCCGGCTCGGTCAAGGTCGAGGTCAGCAATCGACGCATCCGAATCAAGATGATTAACAAGGTCGATCACGCAAGCCAGATGAGTAACCTCCCGCACCGTCTCCAGCGGGCCGCCAACCGCCGCGCCCACAAGCTCAAGCGTCGGGTGCTCGGGCAGCTTGAGAAAGATTTTGGAAGGATCAGGTGACGCCGCGCGTTTGGCTTGCACAGATGCGACCATAATCGCGCTATATCAGAGACTGTCAGTAGTGTGCAATAGAGTGCATTAAGGCGCATTAGGGTGCATTAAGGCGCACCATTGTTGGACTCTGCTAAATGCCGGATTTGCATACTGTTTTAAATCGGTAATATTCCAGAATGGTTAATGAAAAATTTAAAGCAAAAACTCTAGGCAACGTCTTAGAAATCCCCGGAGGAATCACGGTTGAATATGTCCAGCTTACGAAAAAAATTTGTGAAGATTTACTTGCTAACTTGTCGCCGAATCAAAGAGTGAAAAAAAAGCGTAATTTGTCGGTAATCAATCAAAATCTCAAAGACGGCAATTGGCTTTTTAACGGTGCCACGATTGTTGTTAATTGGAATGGAGAGCTGGACGATGGCCAACACCGCCTCACCGAATTTTTGAAAACGGGGATTTACCCTAGTGTGTTGATTGTGAAAGGGACTGACCCGAAGGCGGCTGAAAACCAAGACACTGGAACGCCGCGCACAATTGCTGATTTCTTCAAGTGGCATGGTGTGAAAAACCACGTAAAGGTCAGTACTGTTGCCATGAAATTAGCGCAACACGATTATAAAAAAATGCACGGTGGAGCAGCAATCACTAGGCGGCAACTATGGGAAACCTACTTAAAGCATGAGGAGTCTATCGAATTTTGGCTGCAGCGCTCAAGACTCCTCGATCAATTGTTACCAGTGACGCTTAGAGTTGCTGTATCGGTACCTGCTGAATTGGTAGCGGATCGGGAAACCGTGACTCAATTTTGGAAGGAAATAGAAACTGGTATAGGAAGTCGAACAACGCTGACATTGAGAAAGTTACTGGCAAGAGAGTCATTAAAGCCTCGTAAAACGTTATCAAAAGAGGTTTTATGTGCGGTCGTTTTCAAGGCAATGCAAAAGTATATAGACGGTAAAGAGGCGAAGCTATTAAGGTGGGATAATTCCGAACCCTTTCCCTATTTTTATTAACATGATCTATTCGATGCTTAATACTATTTTTGATTTCGTCAGTTGGGATGATACCCGCCCATCGTTGCAAACTCCATGGATTGCGGATACGGTAATTGGCCGCCGCATCATAGCCACCGATGCAAAAGTAATAATATTGGTGGACCCTGAAAAAGCATCCAGCAAAATATTGGAATTTATCAGGTCGGCAAAATGTGATTATGCTCGCCCCGATGTGGATGCATCGATCGAACCCCTCACCCGCAAAAGAATATACGCTAATTTTCCTGATGTCGCGTTTAAAACGGTGGTTGAGGAGTGCGGTTTCTGTAAAAGTCATCCTACGAATCGGGCTTATTGCCAAGACTGCTTTGGCTCTGGGAAGGAGTATAAATTAAACCCTGAAAAAGTCCGTATAGGGGGGCGTAATTTCAAGAGTGAAAATGTTGAACCGGTTTTGGCATTACCCGGGGTACATCGCATGGTATACGAGGGGGAGGGATCTGATAAATACAGTCCGGTGGCGTTTAAATTTGCTTATGGCTCTGGCTTGGTTATGCCTTTGACGCCTCGTCATAATCATGGCCGAACTCACCGCCGAACTCGCCCTGGAGGTTTCTAAATTCCGCAAGTCTCTTAAAGATGCCCAGGCCATGACTGGGCGGTTTCAGCGCAACGCTGCGCAGCAGGGTAAGCGGATGGGGAGCAATCTATTCGGCGGCGTCGCCAAGGCTGCAGAGGCAGCCGCCAAGGCGGCCGCGGTCTCTTTCGCCGCGATCGCTGCCGCTGGCGTTGGCGCCGGTTACAAGATAACCCAGGGGCTTAAATCGGCGTTTGATCTCGGCGGCCGTCTCTCCGATGTGGCCGCGCGGATCGGTGACTCGGCGGGAGCGGCGCAGATCCTCGAGACCATGTTCGCACAGACCGGAGTCGGCGCGGACAAGGTGGCCGACACGGTTCAGAAAATGCAGCGCTCGGTGATTGAAGCTGGCGAGGGTATGGGCACCGGCCTGCGCGCGTTCGATGCGCTCGGCCTCGACTATGAGAAGCTCGGCGAGATGGGTGGCGTGGAAGCCTTCACGGAGGTCGCTGACGCGATTGGCAAGATCGACAGTGCCGCGGA